TACAAAATCTTGCCTTAAAGTTATTTTTATATCTATTTCGACTCCCCTAAATGGGAAGGAATTAAAATCAAACCTTGTATTAGGGAAGGAAAAGTATAGACAAGTCCCGTCCAAGTCAATGTATGCATCCAAAGCGTGTTTAATATCAAAATCCAAATCGAGAATACCTTTAAGAGTGGCATCACCGACTATTTGCTTATCTACATCGAAGACCTTCACATAACCGAAAATAGTTATAGTAAAAGTTATTTCCGTATTATGCGGCATCGTTATAGATTCTTCTGGTGCAGTAATCGGTTCTAAAATAATACAGGGGAAGTTATTCAAAGGAATATTATCTCTCGTGCCTGCATATACAATTTTGATATACTTCTTTAGTTCAGTATCAGCTTCTAATATAGATTTAATTTTGTTGAAGATAGTCTCTAGCTTCATTTAATTATTTCCTCCAAGTACTCAGTAAAGATTTTTACAATATTTGTCTTATCCTCTTCTTGGAAAAGTAGAAATTGACGTTTAGGTATTTTGACAGTTCTTGCTTCTTGGTGAACGTGCATAGCAAATACATCTTTCCCATCACTAATCCAATGTAAAGCCTTTGCATTTATCGGATAAATATCTCTTGCCGGTAAGTTAATAGAACCACCCATTTGATGTATTTTCATATAATCAAGAGGAGTCCCTATCTGAACTTCCTGATCAGATACGACATCATAAACAATAGAACCTCTACCTAATCCAGTATCCTGTAATATTTTTGCTCCTCTTCCTTCTTTTCTTCTTCTGGCAAGAGTCATCTCTGAAAGCGGCGCCCATTTTGTAGGTCTGCCTTCTGCTCTAAAATTCTTATCAATAGAACCTAACATCAAAATTCCGCACCGTTTCAAAGGTATACGCAAATTCTTTGCTTTATCACCAGCCTTCTTTAATAGAAGTCTTACCTTCTCATCATTTTGGATTTCATAAGTAATCAATGCTCCTTCAGTCATTTTCTAAATCCTCTAACTTTTCAGAATCTACTTCCCAACAAGTTTCATCCCTTTCGTCAAATGTTGGTTTATAATTTATAGTACTCGATTGAATTGCTCCCACATCCACAGCAATACCCTCTATTTGTTTAGTTCCTTCGGCAATATCTTTAAGAGTTGCCTTTGCCTCTTTATATTTCTCTATCCATTCATTCGAACTTGGCGATTTACCCGAATATAACCCTCGAATAACATAATAAGAGGCAATATCCTCTGCCAAAGATTTTATGATAGCTGGAATTGTAGTTAATGCATCAAGAGCACTTAATAAATCAGACGAAAAGGCTGCCCTTATCTCTGCGGTAGCCTTGATAACAGCTTTTGTTAATAAAGCAGTAGGAACTTCCGCTGTTGTCATATTAAGGTTAGTTAAGACATCAGTTGATTCACAGAAGTTTGCCATTTATTACTCCTTAAGATATTTCTTGACTTATAATTGCCTTTTTTACTTCCAATCTTTGAAGCCAAACCTTACTTCCATTTTCTAAATAACAAACATAACTACCTATTGCAATTACAAAACTATCTACTTGAATATAAGCCTCATCGGTAGTACCATCTTTATAAGTTACTACTAACTTTTCTCTCATATTAATCACCCCATCTAAAAGGGTTGCGGTTTAGACTAACCGCAACCCTTTAATTCTTAACTATTAAGCAGTTTCTTCTTCGGTTAACACTTTACCATTCCCAGCAATATTTACATGATTATCTATAACCTTACTTGCATCTGCTCCATTTATTGGAGTTGCAGCAGAAATATAATTATGAATAATCATAGCATCTGTTCTGCTTTGTGTATCTGCAATATCAATACCAGTTACAAGTTGACTGCCACTATTCGGGTCAGACCTGGTGATAATATTATCTTGAATTACTACTCCGTAATCAGAATAAGATGCACCATTATCACTTGCAAGGTATATTCCCTTGGTAACAGCAGATATGAAGTTATCTCTAATTTCTGTATTGTTATTATTTTGACCATCAAATTGAATAGCAATTAATGCTGAGTTACTAATGCCAGGAAACTTACAACCTATTACTTTATTCTGATAACATACATCTCCAAATTCTAATCCAATTGAAGGTTCAACTGCATTACCAAATATCATACAATTATGTAACTCAATTCCCTGTGAACCAGCAAAGAATTTTAAAACGGGAACACCACCTGTCGGAGTTCTAAATTGCATATTATACATACGGCAAGCCATTAATACTGAAGTAAGAAGAGTAGAGGCAGCAAGTCTTGCTCCAAATGGAACTCCAACTCCAATCATATCGCAATGATTTGGGAAGGTAACTAAACTTTCCGAATAATTACCACCATCAATATATATTCTACACATAGCATAGTTATTTGTAAGAACATAAGCATTAACGGCCGCAATAGCTTCTCCGATAGTCGTAAAAGCATTTTTCCAATTTAATCCATTAGAATTATTCCCATTTTTACTAACAAAATAAGTCTTCCCAGCAATAGGATAAGTCCCGCCAAAATATTCAACTCCACCCACTTCTAAAGCTGGAAAAACTCCTTTTTGATAAAATTTATCGATTCCCATGATAATTAATCTCCTTTCATTTAATCTTTTAAGTGGGGAGGGAATTTATCAACCCTCCCCCCGTTGTTATTTCTTTAGTTGTTTAAGAAATGCAACCTGTAAATAAATATCCGCAATCAGCAGAAACTACTACTTCATCAACTACCATAGCAACTTCAAACCAGTCACTATGTTTAGTCTCAATACGAGCCCTACGAGATACATTGTTTCCAACTTTGAAGGTATAACCTAAAGAGAATTTCTTTATTCCGGGTCTTGGTTCTACATAAGCAAGTATTCCATATTTACCCCAGAGATAAGAATAACTGGCAGTATGTCCTTCTTTCACGGTATTATATCCAGCTTCTCCGATTATTACATTATCTACTTCAAATACGCTGGCCATAAGTTCAGCAGTAACCACACCTTTCTGGACATATTTAATCCGTTCCAAAATATTAGGATGATGTTTTAATACATCATAAACTGGTTTTCCTAATAAAAGTGTATTTGGTTCTCTGAATATCCTGCTATGTATGTATTGTTTCCCAGTTTCAATATCAGCAATAGGATCAGAATTAATATAATCTTCCCACTTTATTGTAATGGTAGCACCATGAGTCATAGCAGTGAGAAGATCAACATATCTTTTCTCTTGAGCGAGTTCAATAATATCAGTTAGAAATTCTACAGTATCCACCTCAAGATTCAAAGGGGCATCTGCATTATTTCTTTCCCGGTCATCAATCAAATCATTTAAGGCATGTTCCTCACAAGTATAAGTCCCGGTTGTTACTTTCCAATCAACTTGTTTTGATTCGGATTTAGGAGCTCTCAAGGTTGTAGGAATCCTAAACCTATCCGCCTTAGAATCATACATATAATATAAATCGCTTTCTTTCTGTACCGGCACAACCGGCAATAATTGTGAACCCACATAGGCAGCGTTTCTATATTGTACCGAAATATTACTTAAAATTGCATCTGTGTGTACATTTTCCACTTCAGGCATTTAATTTCACTTCCTTTCTTTATTTAATTACTTATTTATTATGTAGTACAGATTGTATGAACTATTAATACTTCAATGATGTCATTGGCAGCAGTGGCGGCTTCCAGAGCTATTGCTCCGACCCAATCCTTTGCTGTAGTAACTGTAACACCTGCTCCAGTAGCAGATTTTAATTGTGCTAATTCATCGCAAGTCGTACTCATTACTAATTTACTTGTTCCTAATACTCTTACCCTGGCAGCTTCACCAATGGCAGGAGTATTTTGTAAAATTCCAATCAAAACTCCACCAGTGCCACCAAGAATACAAGTCCCATCAGTATGAAGTGTAACAAACTTAAATTGATGGGTAGCAAGACTTGATGCACCGCACTTTAAAGTTATATCTAAAGCTCCAACGGCTTGAGACATTAAAATCACTTCCTTTCTATTTAATTTTATTTATTTCTTTTTTTCTTCAGTAGTCTTTAAAACAGCCAAAACAGCTTGTCTATAAGTTATGCCTTTATTCTCAGCCATATATTTATTGACTTTCTTTTCTTCTTGGGTCAATTTATTATCGTCTTCCTTTTCTTTCTCTCCATCCTTGCTTAATTCAGCAAAGATTTTATCGGAGAAATTAGGTTGAAGTGCGATAAATTTTTCTAGTAGTTCTCGTTGTGAAAGTTCAATCTCTTTTTTGTCTACCGTAAACTTGATTTTCTTTTCATCGGAAGTTGACTCTATAAGAGCCACTAAAACTTCTTTCTGTTTAGGTAAAAACCGCATATCTTTTTCAGAACAATGGGAATCAACAAAGTTCTTAATTTCTGTTTCTCTTTTTTCCTTAGAGATTTTACTTATCTGTTCCTCTGCATCTTTAGCTTTTTTCTCTTCAGCTTCAAATTTAACTTTATAATCTTTATTATCCCCTGCTTCCTTTGCGACTTTCTCATAGTCTTCCACTGCGACAAACTTCTTACCTTCTAATTCAGTAACCTTTAAACCATCAGCCATAATATATTCAACTCCTTTCTTTTTAATTTCGACTTTTTGAGTCGATTTTTTTTCATATATTATTAAAGTAGCTTCCTCATTTACATCATCATATAAGGCAGCAATATCTTTCAAATTAGTTACTGCCGGTAAATCTCCACCTAAAAAGGCTATTGCTGAAAGAACCTTTGTATATCTTTTCTTAGTGCTAGGTTCGGTATAATCATATAAAATCTCACTGGATACTCTCTTATATGCTCCATTTTTAACTAATTCATATAAGACCTTAGGCACTTCTTTAATGTCGACTAATATTTTATTACCTACTTTCTTTAATTTGGTAATCCAGCCACCAGCAGGTAGACCTGAGGCTTGTAAAAGTTTCTGTTTGTCATCATGTCCCAGTTTTACTTTGGGTTTTAATTGATCAATTATTTCATTAGTGCCATTTACGATATTATCAAGATCCTCATCAGTGATTTTATTTTTGTTCCATTCCCCAGTAGAAAAAACTTCAATATCCCTAAGTTCATAAGTTTGGGAATAGGATTCCCACATTGCCAATTCCATAGTGGTTAAGTTTCCTTGTTCAGCAGTTTTAACCCAATTATCATCTTTATCCTTTTTCCAACCCGCTCGTTTTAATCCAGCCCAAGCAGTAGCATTGGCTAAAGCCTCTTGATCATCTCTGTCCTTATACTGTTCCCAGGCTGAATTGAAAATATCAATCCAGGTCTTCTGTGCTTCGGCAGGCAAACCCTTTATCCCTTCTGCAATATTACTCGGATATTTATAAGGCATAAATTAATCATCTCCTTCTTTCGTTTCTATAAAATCCTTACCTTTCATCGGTAAAGTCTTAGCTTTTAATTCAGGTTTAATCGCCTCAAATTGTTCATATTTGGTTACTGGAATTAATTGTGAACGACATCCATAATGTAATGGTGGAGTATATCTTGCTATATCAGGATCACCATATATAAATACTTGACCGTCAAGAGCTTGACAAATTTCAGTGGTTCGATCATCCATTATGGCCGAAAACATTTCCCCAGCCATTATATCTTTCACCTCAGGATCATCCATCATATTTTGTCTGCCCTGATTATAAGCATCATTAAAATTAGTCCTGACTATATTCTCAAGATGCCAAGGGGTTAATAATTTCCCTTCTTTAGTTTCCACCCCTGCTGTGCCTATAAACTTTTTAAAAAATTGATCCAATAAAAACATAATTTCTGAGGTAGATGAACCATTCTTCATTCCGGTATATAAAATTCCTTTGGCATCATTCAATATGGCATCTCTGGTTACTCCAGCAATCCAAAAAGATTTATTATTCAGATATTGTAAAGCCTTTGTAGGTGGCAACCCAGGAATGATATCAATAAATTTCATCTTACCTAATTCGCTATTTACTTCCTGCTTTCCATATTGCCAAATTTCCTTTAACCAATCTTGAATTTTGTTTTTAAAATCTCCCACATAATTTAACTGCAATTTTTCAATCTGATTTATTGATTTATCTTCAATTATCCTTTTCTTGAGAATATCTCTTTTAAGATTTTCCTTTTGCCATTCTATAATCTCAATAAGTTCTTCTTTACATTTTGTCTCCCATTCATCTAAATTCTTAACTATCCTAGTAAAATTACATTTCTTTTCATATTGATTGGGTTGCCTGGATAGTTTAGCCTGATAATTTTCTGTAAATGGTAATCCCGCAGGTTTAGGTTGTGGTAAAACTATCCCCTCTTCTTTGGCTGGTATCTTCAAAAATTCTCTTACCCATTCTTCTTCTGGATTAATTAATCCTGCATCAACTAACATCTTGGCAATTTCAGCTTTAGCCTTCTGGTCTTCTTTGATCAATGACTCAAATTTAAAGTAAGGGTATTTAGGTCGAGGGAAATTAAAATCTATCAATCGTTTAATAATTTGTTCTCGGATTATGGTATCTTCAGTTTCTATACCTAAATAATTAAGAACATAAATAAAAATATCAAAATGAGTTTTCGATAAAGCATATGATCCTTGTTGTTCTCCAGTATCCATTATTAGACTACCCACTAACAAGGACCTGGCTATCATATTATTATTACAATCAAAGGCTTCTTTATAACCTGCATCCCCTCTCCTGGTAGCCTCTAAAAGTTCGGCCTCTAAACCTACCGGCATAGTAATTGCAGTATTAGTTTGTATGTTCTTTAATATTTCTAAATATTCATCTTGTTTGAGTTTTGGCGTTCCAGTAGGATAACGACCAATTACTGTAGGTTGACCAAACTTTTCCAGATAGATATTCCAAAATCTTTGAATGATATCATTAGAAAAATAATAACGATAAGCCGCCCTAAAATCTGATTCGCCATATATACTATCCGAATCATCATCATTGGGATTGTAAGTAAAGAGAATAAATTTATTAATAGGTAAATGTTTATTACCTGCTTCAACTAATCCATTTTCTTTTATATTGCCGAACTCATCGCACTCAAACATATAATTTTTGGCTTTTCGTATCTTAATATTATCAATCCCAATCATTCCAGCAAATTCACCACTGGGAATAATCTTATAATTAATCTCAGCTACACTATATCCATCTCGCATAGCATTCCAAATTTTTAGCAAAGAATTGTTAATATTACCTTTCATTTCTGAAAAGCAATGTTTTATAAAATTAGATTGATTTATAGCATCTTTATCATTCTCGTCTTCTGGTCTAATACTCCAGGGAGTAGATAATCTAGCATGTTTTTTTAATAAAAAGACAGCTTTTATTTGGCCATCCCGTTGTTGCATAGTTCGATAGATATCAAGACCTTTTTTCCCTGCAAGATCATCGGGATTGTAAACAGTTAAATTACGAGCACCCCAAATATCTGTTCCCGATTTGGACATTTCTCCCATTGGTGCTTTAGATAATTTTTTTATAGCATCTTGGAAAATATCTTTTATTTTCATAATCCCTTTCAAAATAAAAAAAGAGCCAGTCAAGAATGCTTTTTACATTCTGTAAACTGGCTCTCTAGGAGCTCTCAGATATTTAATTACATTTATGATAACCTAAAAATTATTCTTTGTCAAATTTTATTTTTTGTCCGAATCTTCAAACTTAAAACTAATCCCCAATTTTCCTTCTTTATCGCTTATTTTCAATGTTCCGATATGTTTGCCCTTATAATAAAAGAAAGTATCTTCAGGATTAAGTATTGACTTTATGGTTTTTATCTTTTTATTTTTTCTTTTCTTTTCATTATTTTCTTTAGCAGGATTGGGCATAATATTATTATATCAAGTTTTATTATTTTTTCAAGTTTACCAGTTTTGATCAGCAGTTACTCTCCTTCCTGCGGATTGCCCTTCAATTGAAACCTCTGGTTCTAAAAGATAATAAACCGTATACATTACATAACGGATACAATCCATTGCATGATCAAGACCTTTCTCTGGCTCTTCTAATATATTGCCTTCCTTATCTTTTCTTCTTTGATAGCTTTCTACTTCCTTCTTTACATTTACACTTCTTCTGGTTATATACATTTTAAACTGCTGTATATAATCAATCCCTGCCTTAACCGAACCCTTTTCTTTCTTTGCCCCCTCAATATAGGTAAAGCCATCTCTTTTTATTTCCTCTACCTTTTCAGGAGCTTCGCTATCAGCTATAATTTTAACATTTTGTAAATTCAATTGTTTCATTTCATCAATCAATTCTGGTATAATCTGTCGCCTTTTATAAATCAACTCATCTACATAAATTTCTTTTCTTTCTATATCTACAACAATTTTCAATAAACAATTAGGATTAATAAATCCAAAGTCAAGACCGCAAATTGCCTCCTCATCCGGGAATTTATCATCATCAATCATTGCCCAGTTAGTATAAATAGCATTCTCTAGCATTCCATATTCGCCTAAAGTAAATACGGTTCGCATATTGCCGGTATAACTTTCTAACAATTTTTTATAGGCTAAATCCTCTTTTATAAAAACATTATCTTTATAAGTGGTTTTTAACGAAGTAATATCTTCTAATTCTTCTTCAGTCAAGCCAGAAAAGAATCTCGGATAAGTCCAGTTAGTCTTTAATATCGGATTATAGGTCAAGATAATCTGCATATAGACATGGAAGATTCCCCTTAATCTTCTATCTAATTCTTGAAAGTCTTCTAAATATAATTCATTGGCTTCTTCAACCCATATCCCAGTTATACGTTCAATAGATTTTAATTTTTCTGGGTCATCAACTCCAGCGAATAATATCATATTGCCATTACCCTTAAAGATAATGGTCATATTGGTTTCGTTAATTTTAAATTCATTCCATAAGTCCCATTTAACGATGTAATCTTTAAACAACTGAAATACTGAAGCTCTTATAGTATCTTTAACTTTTCTAATAATTAAAAAACGATGATCCAATTCATTTATGATTCGATATAATATTTTCTGGCAGGCAAAATGAGATTTTCCTGCCCCCGCTCCACCATATAAAATTAAATATCTTTTCTGATCATAAAGATATTTAATATATATAGGATTAAGAACATTTTCAAATTGTCTTAAATCAATTATGGTTTCTTGCATTCTTCTTTATCGTCATCTTTCTTCTTACCGATAATAATAATTTTTTTAGTTAGTTCTATATCATGTTTTTCGGCAGGATATATCCCCATCAATTTAGCTTCTTCTTTGGTTATCTCAAATACCAATCCTAAATCAGCAATGGTAATCGCTTCCTTATTATCACCCCTGCCTATAAATACTTTTCTACTATAAGCTTGGTCTTTTAAGTCTCTCAATTGAGTTATATGATAACTTATCCCAGCATGTTTTAAATTTGTAAAATATTTTTGCCATTCTTTTCTTGCTGAAGCAATATATCTATAAGCTTGAGCTTTTTCAAGCCCCCATTCTTTTCTCATAAATTCTATTATAAAAGATATTGGTTTTCTTCTTAATAATAAACTAATTTGATATATTCTTTTTTGTGTTTCTACATCAGCCATTTATCTTCACTGCCTTTTTCTTAGTATATTGCTCCCAACGGTTAATTATTACATCACAATACTTAGGATCTATTTCTACAATATAACAAAAACGATTTAATTATTCACAAGCCATTAAAGTAGAACCTGAACCACCAAATAAATCCAATATTATATCATTTTTATTACTACTTTTTCTCAAAGCTCTTTCTGCTAATTTGATTGGCTTTTGTGTTGGATGTTCTCTGATTTCGTTTTCATCCCTTCTTATCTTCCAAATATCCAAATCATCTAATATCAAATTATTTTCTAAATTCCATACATCTGATAATTTACTCATATTCTTAGTAAAATAATGTTTTTTGCCTTTTTTCCAACCATGTATTGCATATTCATACATTCTATGATAATCCTGAGATTGAGATATAATAAAATTATCTTTTACCCAGATTATTGATTGTGAACACAAGAAATTACATTTCATCAATATTTCTTTTAACAAATAATCCCATTTATTAGCAAACCAAATATAATAACTCATATCTTCTGTAGTATATAAATATGTATTTTCAATAAATTTATAAATAAATTCTTTATATTCCTTTGTTGTAATTTTATCATTAAACATTTTCCTATAATTATTTTTTAATGGATTATGTTTTATATTATGTATATGGTCAAATTTTGAACTATAATCATAATTTACATTATATGGTGGATCAGTAAAAATTAATCTTGCTAATTTTTCATTCATTAATTTACGTATGTCTTCTTTTTTAGTAGCATCACCGCAAAGCAAATAATGATTTCCAATTTTATATAAATCGCCCAATTTTGTTTTGGGTTCTACTATTTTTTCATATTCATCTTCTGCATTAAAATTGTCCTCTTTTACATTAATTTCAGGCAATTCCATTCCCCAATCCTGTAATTCTGTCATATCCCATTCATTTGCTAACTTATTATAATCCCAATCTCCATAGGGAATATTATCGGTTATAGTAAATCTTTTTCTCTCATCTTCGGTTAGTTCACTTGCCTTAACTACCCAACCTTCCGGAATTTCTTTATACCCTAAATCCTTCATAGCTAAATATCGCATATTCCCGCCCAAGATTACGCCGTCATCATCAGTTACTATTGGCCTCAACTTCATCATCTTAGGAAATTCCTGCATATTCTTTTTTAACTTTTGATAACGGTCATCTTTTATATAACGAGGGTTGTTTGGATTTAGTTTAATATCATTTATATTCATAAATTTTCCTTCCTTAAAAAAAATAGCCAGACCACAAAAGCAATTTCTGCTTTTAAGACTGGCTTTCAAGAAGCTCGCAGTTATTTAATTTTAAAATTTATAAAGTCAATACTTATTACTATATTTATTATTCCATGCTTTAAAAAACCTTCTACAATTTAACATAAATTCTTCTACTGTAATACCAAACTGAGTTTTTTCCATTACTTTTTTAACAGTTATATCTGCTGATGGAAACTTAAAATAAAATGACATTTTATACCAACCTTTTCCTTCATCTTTTCGTTTAATATTATCAATATTAACCGTGCCTATTCCATTTTTAAAATAATTTAATACTGCTTCCCCTAAATCTTTTAAAAATTTTTCTTCTTTTTTATTTATATTCATTCCTTCGCCTTCAAATCCTTAATTGCATATTTACCTATAACTTTACAAAAATTATTAATGGCAACTTTAGCTTTTCTTAATTGTTTAATATATTCTCTATTTTTTTCTATAATGATACTCATAGTTTCTGTAAGCGTTTTATCATCTATCTTTTCCATTTTAATCCTCCTTTAATTTCACGATTACCTCTTCCCTTATCCTACAAGTTATAATATTAATTGCCCCACACCTATGACCTAAATATGAATGAGGACATTTCAATTCAATTACTTTAGGTATTCCAAGATAATCCATCCCTGGAGATCCATCAAAAATTCTCTTTCCACATTTTACACATCTTATTTCTATTTTTTTTATTTTATCATCAACTCCTTTAAAAAGCAAGAAATCTTATCGTTCAGTTTTTTCACTTAAATCTACTTCAGCCTTTCCTAATTTCTCTATTTTCTCCTGCAGCATTCTAAAATGATTCCAAACATCAATTTCAAACTTATGAAATTCATCGCTTAATAAATCTACTTTTGGCCTCAGGGTTTTATGGGAATCCCTTACAAATAAATCGTTCACCTTGCCAGCTTCTTCATAAACAAAATTAGATAATTCATTAATTTCTGATTTTAAATCATTAATATCATCTTCTATATCTCTCCTAAATAATCCCATCTTCTTCACCTCCTTCCAATTCTTCAATAATTATTTCCGTCCTCGGATTATCCTTATCAATATTAAATTTAACATTAGGTTGCCCAATGCAATCGTAACTATCATCTTTTATAACTTTTAAATTAACTAATATATCAAGCCAAGAAATTAATCCGCCACCTAAATAATTAG